TACCAGTGAATTTTGAAACCTCTACTGCTCTATCTAATGCATCATCAAAATTAGTAGAGAGATTCATTAAATATATCTCACGACCATCAATACGTTCCTTCAAAGTGAACATTTTGTTTTCTGCTCCAGAGTCTATGTATAAGTAATTTTCCATATAATTATTATCTGTCATGTTGCACCTCCTATCAACATTTATTACAAGAATGGCTTAGGTATGCGGTTTATTAACGGCGATTCTTGCTATTTATTTGTCATTTTGCGCAGACTCTAGCGCAATCATCATATCGAGATAGTGCTTGGCTTTCTTAAGATCCTCGATGCCATTCTTATCTTTGTATCTCAGAACGTACTTAATGACGCAGCCTTGTGCGTATCTTAAGTCGTTGCGATGTATGAACTCAAAGGGTTCTATCTCGTAGTCTTTGTAATGCGTTCCGCCTATCTGTTCGTCAAAAGGATTTTTCATTTATTTTTCGCTCCGTGATTCTAGCTTTCTTGCTAAAGATTTTCTTAAATCGTTTCAGGTAATCTGACGTGAACTTATGTGAGGTGCGATAGTTCTCTTCGATCCATAACACTTTATCCTCACCGATCTTATTTACCAGTCGCTTCCTGTACTCAATGACGTTGCCTGATAAATATTGATTGCATCGTTTGCACTGCAAGTGGACATTGTAGGTATTCATTCGAGTGTAGTTGTATCGTCTTGAGATGTAATGTCCCGCATCCCAGCCGTATCGATTCATGTCGTACGGCTTATCACAACTGATGCAGCCTTGTCCTTTGTAGATGTCTCTTAATCTAACGTAGCGATTAAAGATTGCTTGTGCTTCTTTCAGATAGTCTCTTGTGGTTTTAAGTCGCTTCGCTTTACCATCCTTATTTTCAAACCTTACTTTTATTTTAGGGCTGTTTAACACTTTAGCATAAATAGTTAAACACTTGGTATCACAAAACGACTTAATCCCTTTATAGATCATTTGATCTAATTCTTTTCTCGTACCGCAATGATTACACTTTCGTGTTTTCATACTCGTAATCGGCATCGCCTATGTTTTCAACTGACGGGAAGGGTACGTTGACTCCCCACTCAGTTAGCTTTCTGTGCAAGATGTCATACACATGACTTGGATCTTTTTTCTCTAGCTTCGTTGTAGATTTTGTGCCTAAAACAATTTCTTGTATTGGCTTCCACAACAATTCTTTAACCAGATTAGGAGTCCAGTCCATCTCAAAGTCCTCTCTCAAGGTTTTTCTGACGCTCATGTTTTGATCGTTGAGTCCTTGTGAGACGTTCTTAAAGTAAACGTGCAGTGCTGCATTCTGCGTCAAGGTTCTATTATTTTTAGTGTCGACCTTAACCTTAATAAAGCCATCACGTTTAAATATGTTCTGTATTTTTTCGATAGCAATCTTTAGTTGCTCTTCGTTTTCGATACATGAGAACTCACCCTGAAAGCGTTGCGTCACTTCCTTAAACACGATGCTCACTCCTCACGTCATCAATGTAACGTTTGACGATTTCATCGATGAAAGGCTCAGGATCAATACCAAGCGCATGACTTAACCTAATCGCTGTCTTTGCGTTAAAGTTATCCTCATTGATCCACTTGGTGACCTGTGACCTATGCACATTCATCTTGCTTGCTAGATCGGAGCGATTCCACTCTTTTGTGATAATCGCTTCGTCTAACATTTTTCCTAATGTCCTCCTCCTTGCCATGATAACTCCTAGAATGGTAGATCTTTTAAGTTATCTTCTAGCGTCTTAGGCTTATCAGCACCCTTAGGCTTGATGTTCAATCTAAGCACTGGTGCGTTTGGATTGTCTGAGGTGACTTTGCGTAGGTCAGCGTAATAAAGTTTGCCCTCTACGTTTAGCACACCTCTAAAGTCTGCGTGCCAATCTTCTTCCTTCCTGTCGTTTTTCCAGAAGGAACACTTGTTGGTTTCATCGTATTGTTGTTCTGACATTTTAACTCCTATGTTTTTCAACTTTAATTTTAATGGCTTCCTCAGCTTCAAGCAAATGCTCATGTAAGAGCTTTTGAAACTTCTCGTCTCGTTTAACCTTGAGGTAGAATGGTTTCATGCTTGGGTTGTAGCTAAAGAAATGTACGATCTCAGATCCAGTAACGTATAACTGAAACTGACACTGAGCAACGTAAGCAGTAGGGACGACCTCTGGTCCGTCAAGATACTTTATATGCGTCTTGGGTAACGGACACTTGATCTCAAGTAGGTCTTTGGTGGCTTCTCCTGTGACAATAATGCCATCAGGTGAACATCCGACAGCTCTATCTTTTATCTTGATAAAGCCGACCTGCTCTACGTTGTAATTGCTAAAGAGACCAAAGGCGGACCTAGCTTGAGGCTCCAGTTCAGTGCCTCGCTTCATGGCATCATTGACATGAAAGTCAGTTAGCTCACCCGTGATCGTCTCTGCGGTTAGTTCTGCGACAAGATCATCAAATCCTGCTTTGGACTTTTCTCCCTTACTCGTTACCAATCGACTGGCTCTGCTTGCAGTAATAACTCCTGCTCGCAGTTGTTTCCACTCGTCAGTGCCTTGCTCTAAGGATTCAAAGATTTCAACTTCATGCTGCATTCTTTTCCTCCTTAGCAGTTAAGATACCCATCAGCTCATGATACTGACTGTAGGTCAGCTCGTTGATGTCATTTACTTTGAAATGTTTCAAGACACCAAGATAATCGGTGTCTGTCTCTTCCATTTTGTTCATGGCAAACATCAGCTCTTCAGGTGTGGCTTGTCTATCTTCAGATGGAATGTCCTCCCCTCTGTAAACGTATAGACCAAGCCCAGCTGTTGCGAGTGCTTTAACAAAACATCTCATGTAAGTATCTGAGACTTGTCGTGTCGTTGGGTTTTTAATGGAGTTGTTCTTAACATCCATGACGGGTAACCACATGAATCGTTTCCAAACTTTCTCACCTTCTCGAATGGCTAAGTCACAATAAGTCATGTAAGTGCCATCTTCAAACGGCTCGTACCAGAACTTATAGTCTGACTCAGGATAAGTATCCATCAACACTGTCATCATGTCTGACCATGAGGCGTAGTTGAACTTACCTTTCTTTTCGAGTCTGACCTCAAGGGATTTGAATTTATCCCAGACTTGCTTCTGAAATGATTGTGACATTATTGAACCCTCCAAACTCTAAAGCCTTCACCCATAATCATTCTTGTTGTGATTTTCATGCCAAGTTCTTTAGAGTATTTGTACATACCAGCTTGGAAACTGCTGCGATCTCTTGGTCCGTATGTTTTAAAGTCAAGCATTACTGAGTCGCCAACCTGCATAGATTCTAAAAAGACTTTGTATTTGCTCTTTCCTTTCATGGTTGGTCCAGAGTTTGATAATGGTATGCGTACGTTTTTTTCAATTGTTAAGTTGTTTAATTTCATTCTACCTCCTAAGTAGTTTTTCTTGATTAACGATAAAGTCATCGATGTGGAGCCAATTAAGGTGTCCTACTTCTTTGACGTTTGCTTCAAAATCCGCTAATGGGATTTCATTTCTTAACTCACCTATCCTTTCGATAAAATAAGTGCGTTGAGAACCTGATGCGCCAGTCAGAATCCTTGCCATGCAAAGTTTCATCTCAGCGTTTTTAAAATCACGATACAGTTCTTGCATCATGTTGTCTGTGGTTAGTTCGTAGCTCATTTATCCTCCTTTGATCTACTATACTTTAGAGTATCTTCGCTTATGTTGATATTGATGTCAACATAATTGGTAATTATTTTTTCTAGCTGGTCAGATTATGTGAGAACTTCGGGGGATTGTAGATTTCAGGATCTGCAAAGCACGCAAAAGGAGGATAATGCGTACACCCAGCCGTATCGAAAAAAAACTTAATCAAGAATATGTTAGGAGATGTCCTAAGAACAAGTGTACCAAAAAACTTTAATGAATGTTTGCACAAATGAAAATATTTTTGTTAACATAGTGTTGTGGGTTGTAGATGTACGCTTACCACATTAATCATATAAGAACCCAAGCGCAAGGCTTCACAAAACTCGCTCTGACGTACGACTGTCAACGAGTACCTCGATACTCTTCGGAGTTAACGAAGTCGAGCTAACAGAAATTGAGGGACTTCATACAGCAATGTGTGTCGAATCAAGTACCAAGCCTTCGGGCTTTAGCTTTCGGGCTAGCGGTGTATCATCTAGTTATCTGTTGTTAAAGGTGGTATATCGAGGGAAAGAGTCGTATTATGTCTGTAATAAGGAGGACAAATGGAACTAAGGGAACATCAACAGAAAGCAATTGACATGATCGAGCAATCGTTTCAAGCGGGACACAAGCGTGTCTTGTTAGCTGCTCCATGCTCATTCGGTAAGACCATTGTTGCAGCGCACATCATGAAGCAATGTCAGGATGAAGGTCTGCGAGGTGCGTTCATCTGTGATCGTATTAAGTTAATCGATCAAACAATCAATGCATTCAAATCATACGGCGTTAACTTTGGCGTGTTGCAAGGACAGCATCGACTTGAGAATGAAAACAAATCTGTTCAAATCGTCTCGGTGCAAACATTATCGAGACGCAAAGACGTTGATCCATTCGATGTCATTATTGTTGATGAGTGCCATACGCAATACACCTTCTTGCAAAAGTATCTCAAGAATTATCCAGAAGCATTTGTCATAGGTCTATCTGCAACGCCTTACAGCAAAAAGCTCGGTGATTACTTTACTGACTTATTGTTACCTATCACAACCCGTCAGCTTTTAGATCAAGGTTATCTTGCGCCTGTGCGTTACTTTGTTGGAAGGTCTGTTAATACATCAAAGATAAAACGTAAAGCATTAAGCACTGGTGGAACTGACTTTGATCAAGAGGAGCTAGGTGAGGCAATGTTAAATGACAAGACCTTGCTCGGTGATATTGTTCAGAACTGGTTACTTCATGGTGAAGGCAAACAGACGATTGCATTTAGTCCAAGCATTAAGCAGTCAAAATTCTTAGTCGATATGTTTATTAAAGCTGGCGTAACAGCCAAGCACATCGATTGTTATATGTCTCCTGATGAGCGTAGGAAGTTATTCAAAGATCATAATGCTGGCAAGTTCAAAATATTATCTAACGCTAAACTATTAAATACTGGATACGATGAACCTTCTGTTGCTTGCCTTATTGATTGCGCTTCAAGTCACTCTAAGATTAATATCGTGCAGCGATACGGCAGGGTTATGCGCATAGCAGATGATAAACCTTACGCCATAGTTTTAGACCATGCTAAGAACGTGCATCGTCATGGACTGGTTGAGGACCTTGTTCCAACTCGACTGCATCAATCAAGACATCAATACAATGAGGATGATTTAGTGAAATCCAAAAAGAAAAAAGAACCTTCTTTGTGTCCACAGTGCGGAACCGAGATGTTGACGTACAAATGTTTCAACTGCAATTATGAATTGCCAAAGATAAAGCCAATGAAACATACACAAGAGATGCTTGTTGAAATCGACAACAAACAGCTCGACTTATTCGGTCAGCAACATCAAATCAAACAGCGTTGGTATTCTGATCTTGTGACGCTTGGTCATGCAAAAGGTTATGCATCGGGATGGGCTTTCAAAGTGTTTGAAGCAAAGTTCAAAGAGGAGCCCATCGGCTATCGTAATACCTTTAGCCCTAAGATCAGTGATGACGTTCTAGGCTTTGTGAAATACCTTCAGATAAGGCGTGCAATGGCTAAAAAACGCTACAGATAAAAAATTGCATAAATATTGCAATCAGTTGTTGACATTAGTCTCAACAAGCCTGATAATTTATACATAGCTTAGGCTATATATGTAGATTCAATAAGGAGGAACAATGAGACTACAAGAAAAATTATACGACGAAGTTATCGATCTTAATGACAAGCAATTAGATGTTGCTTTGTACGAGATGATGGGAGTTGCATTTGCTGCTATCTCTCTTAAGGATCGATTGTTTAAAGAGCAAGCCTATGTTGATATCAAACTAGGTCAGTTCAGAGATAACTACATTTAAGGGGGAACTATGATTAAGGTATATCAAAACAAAAACGGATTTAATCCATTCGAGTTTAATCTCAA